AACTAAGCTATCCATAGATTCAACCATCTTTTGGGATGCTTCTGCTTGAAGTTCTTGAAGAGTTCTATTTCTTTCTTGACGGGTTAATTCATCCTCACCAAATTTTTCCTCAATTTCCTTTTGTAATATTCTAGCTTCATCAAATTTACCTTGTTCTCTAAGAACTTTAACTTTTTTTAATTCTTCTTCAAGTGCTTCTCTTCTTTGATTTTTATCTGTAAATCCTAATTTTGTTAAAGCTTCTTGTTCAACAAAAGAAGCAGCTAATTCTTCACGAGTCATCCCAACAGCCTCTGCAATGGCTTGTTGTTGAAGGCGATTCATGTCTGCGAATTCTTCTGCTGATCCTACATTTTTAGCTATTTCTGCAGTTAGAGTTGCTAAATCCCCATCTAAAGCAGCTTGTCTTGCTTTTTCTAAATTTAGGTTTTTACCTGTTAATAATTCAGCTTCTAGTTCTTTAGATATTGATTGTTCAAAATTAAGTAAATTACCTGCAATAGCATCTACTTTATTTAAATTTAGACCAAATTTTCGAGCTTCAATAGCAGCCTTAGATAACTCTTGAGCATTTCCTTTAGATGAAAGTAAAACAGCTTTATTAGTAGTTGAAATGTCACTAATAATATCTTGATATCTAATAGCTGATTTATTATTAATGTTTGATACTTCTGTTTGGGCTATTATAGCTTCAGTTTGTTCTTTAGAATTTTTACCTAGAGCTATATTTAATTTAGTAAATTCAGTAGCTTGTTCAACCGATAATCCTAATCTATGTTGTAAAGTAGCAAAATTAGCAGCAGTTTCGGCACTTAAAGAAGCTGTTGTTCCTAAAGATTTTGCAAAAGAAAGTTGAGCATCTACTATATCTTTACCTGTTACCCCGGCTATATTACTAGCAGCATCATTTGCTGCTTTAGCTAAATCTATTGCTTGGTCTTTACCAACATTTAAATTACGGGCTAAAGAAACAGTTTTTTGGTCAATATCTGTTACTGCTTTAACAGCAGTTCCAAAAAATAATGCTGATGCCCCTTTACTAAGGACTCCCCCTAATTGTTTTACTCCTGCTACTCTAGCATCAAACGCACTTGCTCCTTCAGCAGAAGCATCTCTTGCAGCTTGAGCCGCTTTTCCAAATTCTTTAAATACAACACTAGCTCCTGGGATTTTACCAAAGAAACTATCTAAGTCATCAAAAAACTTAACCTTATTATCTATTTCTAGTAATTGTTTTTTTAACCCTTCAGCATGTTTTACAGATAGACCTATTTGTTCCTGAGAATAGATAAGGTCTTCTAAGGATTTTTTAATTAAAACCGCTTCTTTACCTTTAGATGTTACTAATCTTTCTTCTAATACACCAATTCTAGATGCTACTCTAGCTCTATCACTTTCTGTTTTTTCAAGTTTATTATTAAGAGCATTTAAAGATCTTTTATCTTTCAGTTGATTTAATGTATATCCTTGAAGAGATTTAGCTAAATCTACAGCATTAGAAGCATCTTCTTTAAAGGTTGATGCGGCTTCACCTGTAAATTCAGCAGCCGCTTTTGCATTAGCATCTAATGATTTTGCAATTTCTCCTAAAGTAGTAGCAATAGAAGCAGCTTCTTGATTGAATTTTTTCAGCTCTTCTGTAGTTTGTTTTATGTTGTCCTTAGGAGTGGCCATTTAAAAATAGGTTTTATTATAAATATTAAAAGGCGTCATTTTTTTGACGCCTTTGTAACATAAGTTGGTGGGGTTATTTTTTTCCTTTCAGATGCAGCTTGTTTTGCTTTTCCTTTTGTCCAACTTTCTTCCGCTTTATTTGATGAATTTTGTTCTTTATAATGATTATTAATTAGATTAAATGTCAAATTTCTTAACCAAATAGGCATGTTATATATAGTATGCCAATCGTATCCTCCATTTCCATGAAATACTATATCATGAATCTGTCTAAAAAGAGAAGTTCTATAATCAGGCGTCAGGCCAAAAAAAGTTAATCCCAATAGGTAAATCAGTGTCCTCCTCATCACCATTAGAATTAATTAAAGTTACATTTAAATCTACATCTGGGGAAATAGACCCATAATATTTTCTAAATTCTCTAGCATCTTTAGCTAAAAAATAATTATTAACAAATTCTCTAATATCTTTTCTATCTTCAGAACCATTAATAGAAGTAATCATATAAGCTAATCTTACAGTTACATCAGGAGTTTGATCTTTATTTAGTTTTTTTAATCCTTTAACTTCATTTTCAATTTTTCCTTCATCTCCATGAGTTAATAATTTAAAAGTAACTACATTTTCTGAATGGGGTAGGGTAAATGTAAAATTATTTGATTCTGTTTGTTCTACTTCTTTTGAAAGTGGTTTATTTTCAATAGAAGAAAGATCAATTTCTTGTTCTACACCATCATAATTAAAATTATAATTTGCTCCATATGATAAGATACGAGAAGCTACCATAATTGCATTTTTATCACCAACTAATAAATCATTATAGTTAATTTTTGTTACAATTAAAGACTGCAATAATTTATCAATTACTGTACCCTGTCTAATGTAGTTTTGATTTGTGAGGATGTCTTCTTCTTTAGCAGTCATGTATTTTAACTCAATTTTACCTTCTGCTAATGGAGAATCTTTTGGATACAGTAAACCTTTTGAGGGTAAATCTACTGTTTCTGTTGGAATTTTAAATTCGGCCATAATTTTTATTTTTTAATAACTTTTGTTGTGATCATAAATATGAACATAAAAAAAGAGCTTGACATAGCCAAGCTCTTCTTAAAAATATTTGTTTTCTTTTTTAGAAATTCAATACACAATAATCTGGTTGTACAGATACTTCAATATTAATAGCTGTACCATCATCATCCCAGTTATAATCACCCCAATTGATTGAAGTAATCATTGCACCTTTAATTACCCACTCAGAAACGATATCACCTACAGGACCTAATACGTTGAAAGTTAAATCTTTCTTGTAGAAATCACTGTAACCATCTCTACCTGTTACTGATTCGTGGTGTAATCTTAACCATTCAATAGCAGCTTGAGCACCTGAAGGAGTAATTGGGTCAAATAGTGTAAATGAAATTTCACCCCAAGTTGTTTTACCTTTTACAAAACGTTGAACGTTAATATGATTTAAAGGTACGGTGGATTGTGCTACATTTACAGCACCTACTTGTTTAAGTAAGTACGATGGAAATCCGTCTATATACAATACAAATCTATTGGATTGTTTTGGCTCAAATGCCGTGAAAAATATTTCGTTTGGATCTAATACTGCCATTTTATTTTGCTATTATTTTATTTTATTATAAATATTCAACCTTTTAATTCTTATGCAGGGAATGTAGCACCTGTAGGTAAGACATTAAAGTCAAGATAAATAAATTCAGCTGTTTTTGTTGGTTGAATGAAAATTTGACCAATTAGCTGATTTCTATCAATCACATCTGGTGTGTTGTTAGTATCATCCATAATTACTTTAAACGCATACAAACCTTGTCTTTGTTGTACTGACTCTAAGTATGGGTTTACTTGTGCTAAGAAATTATTTCTGGTAGCAATAGTATTTTGTTCGAATACTAAAGTTTGACCAACTTGAGAAATATATGATTTAAGTTGAATTAGTAATCTTCTAACATTTACTCTATCTAAAGCACTTGCTCTAGTTTGTAATGTTTTCTGTCCATATACTACAACTCCAGTTCCAGGGAATGTAGCAATTGGATTGACTTTACCAGTGTATAAAGAATCTCTTTGTGAAGAAGTTAATTTTTGTTCTGCACGAATTACTTGTCCTAAACCGCCTCTATTAATTCCTGCGGGAGCGAACCATGGTTCACTTACACTGTCATTATACGCGTATACACCACCTACAACCGTTGAAGCTGGTACCCATACTTGTCTACCTGTATCAGGGTCAATTACTTGACACCACGGCCAATATGAAGCTGCATATGAAGTATTTCTTGAAGCTGCTTGAGAATTAACTGCAGTAACTGTTGAATTGTAAGGTACTAAATCTAAGATTAACAATGCATCTCCTCTTACTTGTGTGTTGTTAATCAAACTAGTACATTCTGAAGCATGTCCTGAATTAAATAATCCTGGAGTCATTAGTACATTATAAACATATTCATCTTGATTAGATAATAAACTAATCATATTGGTGTAGTTACCACCATCTAATCCTTGAGTATTATCTGCTTCAATATTTTGATAAAATTTAGTACCATCTTTAAGATCACCTGTAGCTCCTTTAAATGAACCACTTGATGCTACTGGAATTAATGGAGTAAATTCTGCTTTTGCAATTCCATTATTATCAAAATAATTTAATGTTGGTTCAACTACTTCTTTTACTCTTACATAACGAGAAGCGTTTCTAAATGAACCTGTTACATCAATTTGATTTTTAGTTACATTATAATTTTCAACTTGATCACCAATTACTCTAGAAATAAAATTATCACCAGAAGGATCTAATGACAAACCAGTCCAGGTTTCTAATACAATTTTATTATTTGTAGTATCATCACCTCTTCTAATTAATAAATCAAAAGTTCCTGCTGAAGTTGAAGGGTTTGTAATTTCCCATCTAACATTATTAACTGAACCACTTTCTAAAGATCCTGAAGAATCTAAACTTGAAGTAGAATTCATAATAACACCTTCTCCTAAAGTTTCAAGAATAAATGAACCTGAAGTTGCTGAACTACTTGGAGCTTGATCACCAATAGTAGATGCAGCAATATATGAACCTGTAACTACTCTGGCTACTAATAACGACTCACCACCATTATTAAAATAGTTGTAAGCAGCAATAGAAGTAAAGTAAGTGTAAGTATCACTTCCACTATCTAATGTTGTTCCAAATCTTGATTGGTAATCACTGTATGATGTAACTACTGTTGGTATTTCTACTGGTCCTTTTACTGTTGGACCGATGATAGCAGCACCAACCGTTACGGGTTGTTGGGTAACAAAAGATGAATCATTTTCTCTTGCTAATACACCGGGAGATACTAGAGTTTCTGCCATTTTATTATTTTGTTATTATTTTGTTATAAATATATAAAAAGAATTCAAAAAACTATTGTTTTACAAACTCACCTGTTTCAATATTTATATTTCCTTCACCATATTTTTTCTGCAATTCTTCTCCTAAAGAAATGCTTTTATTATTTAAGGTGGTTAAATTTTCTGTAAGTTTATCTTTTTCTAATTCTAAAGTTTGAATTTGAAATTCAATTGCTCCGAATTTTGAAATTAAATCTGTTCTTTGAGAATTTAATTCACCTACTGTTTTTAGTTCTTCTTGTGTTAGAAATATTTTGTCCATAATAAATATTAGTTTTTTTTTAAAAATTATAAAATTCTATTAATTGATTCAATTACTCTTTCTGGGGGTATTGTTTTGGTACATTCAAAATGTCTATCTGTATTTTTATGATTAGGACACCATTCCCAGTCACCTGGGTTTAACCATTCTTTATTAAAACATCCAGTACATACATTCTCATCATAATTAAATACACGTTCACAGTCTAAAAATTCACTATAAGGTTCACTGAATCCTGAAATAAGAATTACTTTAGTTCCTACAGCCCATGATAACCATGATAAACCACTACCAATACCTATAAAAGCATCTGCGTGTTTAATATCTACCATTCTATCTTCTATAGGATAATCACCTGTTTTATCAATTACACCTTTTAAAGTACCTCCTAATTTAGAATCATGCCAATCATCACCTAAACGCTCTTTAGTAATCATTACTACTTTATAACCTTGGTCTTTTAAATAATCAACTATTGCTTGCCAACCACCAGGATAGTTCCAGTATTTAGCATGTGCTGAACCGTGTGGGGCAATTACTACATATTTACCTTCAATTTGTTGTCCTTTATTAGGTATTGTAATTCTAGGTTTAATTTCTTTATATTTTAATCCTAATATTTCAGTAGTAGTTTGTCCTAAAGGGTGTTTTTTAAAATCAATTGGGATTTTACTTGTTACTACTTCTCTATTTTCATCATAAAACCAACCAATATTATACATAGCATATAAGTTAAATACTTCAGTGCCTGGTTCTACAAATTCAATTTCTGGGTATTCTTTTTCAAACCATTCATTATGAAAAGTAGATACTATAAGTTTACATTGGTGTTTTTTTCTAAATTCATCTACATGGGGAAACCAAGCTAATGTATCTCCAATAGCATTTGATTCTAAATGAATGTATACTCGTTTACCTTTAGCACTATAATTTTCTGAGAATTCTAATTTATTGGTTTTTGTATTATATGCTTCGATTCTCCAATCTTTAAAATATTTAATATTAGGAGAGGTCCACATATTATTGCTAATTTCTGTTTCGTAAATAGTATCGTTTGTTTTTCTATCTATAAATAAAACTTTATATTTACAATTTTTTTCACCATTAATAGTTAATCTAGCACCACCAATAAAATTAGTTATAAATGTATTTTCAGCAGTTTTAAATGGTAAATTTAACTGCTTTAAATTACTATAATTTTGAATTAAAACTTCTTTCATAACGATTTATATATTTTAATTATTTCTTTAGAACGATTATACCATGATAATTCATGACCTGTTTTTATTGCTTGGGCTTTATATAATTCCCAATTTTTTAATATATCTTTTAATCCTTTATCCATATCAAACACATTACGAGGAGCTCTCCAAGCACCATGAAAATCAGTAGCATGTTCCCAATTAGCAATAATAGGTAAACCAGCAGCAGCTGCTTCAATCATTGTTAAATTAGGATGCCCTGCTTCTAACATTGTAGGATGAATAAAAATATCATGTTGATGGTATAATTCTAATAATTTAGTATTAGGAGTATCAAAAACCAAATTTAGTTTAGGATAATTTAACATCCATAAATGAGCATTAAAGAATTGTTTATTATCTGATGGACCTGCTATAGTAATTTCTAGATTATTTAACATAGCTAACCCTAATCCAAATGTAAATCCTTTTCTATCAAAAGTAGAATCACCCGCTAAACCATTATTTGCTATCATTAATAGTTTTGGATTATTTTTTGGATGGTCTTTTACTATAGGATAAAATTCTTTATCATTTACACCATGAGCAAAATAAACACATTTATCACTATCAAAATAATCTACTAAAAATTTAGCAGGCATTAATGCTATTTGAGAACCTTCAATTGCTTTTAAATTTTCTTTATATACATTAGAATTTTTTCCATAATGATAGGTATGATGATCATGTAATTGATATACATAAGGTATACCACGTTCGGCTAATTGAATAGCTAAATTTGCTACATGACAATGAACTATATCATAATCTCCTTTTTTAATATCTTGAGCCCATACTAAATCTACTTCATGTCCTAATTCTTTTTGATTACATATAAATTCCCATACAATTTTTTCAATTGCTCCCCAAGCTGGGGGTGGAACAGGTATTCCACATCCTGGATGTATTTGTGCTATTTTCATTTTGCGTATATTTCAGGACTATTTTCATCCATTCCTTTAAATTCTTGTTCTATAATACTAAAACCGGGTAAATGTTTTGTATAAATTTTATCTGCTGTTCCTACTCTTAATTTAGCTACATTACATATCCATAAATCAAAAGCATCCCAAGGTAATGTATTTAATTTTTCTCTAATACCTGCTAATTTACTTCTAGTAATTAAATATGATTGAGCAGGAACAAATGGAGTTACATCTGTATGGATATCGTCTATTTTAGGACCATTTAAATTTCTATTATTTGTTGGGTTACCAAACCCAATAATATCCATGTCTGTTTTAATTGCTGTTTGATTAAATTCAATTAATTTACTATATAATTCACTAATAGGAGTGTCTATAATAACGTCACCTTCAAATATCAATACATAGTCATATTCATCATTATCATGTGCTAACATTGCGTTTTTATGCGCTAAATAACACCCATAATGACCAGGGGCTAATTTGTAATATCCTGGTTTGTCTTGTACATCAAATGGTCTATTACAATTGTCAGTTGGTGGTGTTTCTTTCCAAATTTTATTAATACGTTGTTCGTATTTAATACCTGTTAATTCACAAAATTCTTTAATATTTTCTACAGAACGTTTTTCTTTTTCATTTATATCTGGTTCTGTAACTAAATGCATTAGTTTTATCTTTGGTTTTATACTAAATTGATTAATATCTTCTTTCCACTCAAATGTACCATTATTAGGCATTTTATTTAAGAAATAATCTTTATTTAATTTAAATTTATGTTCTTTAATAAAATCACCTGTGTTAAGATCTGTAATATGGAATGTTACTGTTGTGTTATCATCTAATGAGTATGGAACCATATCCCAGAAATAATATTTACCTGTAACTTCTAAATTTCTATCAATAATAATTTCACCATTTCTTTCTACAGTATAATGGATTAATTTACTTTCTTTAGCATTTGAGATTGTAATCCAAGGACAGAATCTACCAGGAACATTTGTTGGTAAAATAGTATAATATTCAACCATTGAATAATCTTCAAAATCAAAATATTTTTCAGCATCTGTTTCAAACTTTTCTCTAGGTTCAATATAATTATTTGGATAATCCTTAAATAAATGATAATACATATTTTCAATACCATTTGATTCAGAACCACAAGTAATCATTAATTTATCATAAGCTTGAGCTGATTGAATATCCGGAGTTTGTTTTAGTATAGCATCAGGTTTAGCACTAAAGAAATAAGTATAATAACATTTACCTTCTTGTGCTTCAAATTCACCAAAGAATGTATCTTTTGTATTTAAGATTTCTGAAATATAATTAATATAGTCTTCATCTTTTAAAATATAATCGTAATTAATAAAATGGAGTTTGTTAATACCTAAATTTTTAGCAAATGTTGCTGGATTTCTAAAGCTAGTGTAACAAGCGGGACCATGATATACATCATTATCTTCACCCTTTAAATTAAGATGTGCTTTAAAAGTATCATTACTAGTAAAGAAACTAGAATAAAAAGTATGTTTTGTTAAAATATTATTAGAATCATAAAAAACATAATCAACCATATCCTGTAGTTCTTTAGGAACAGGAGCATGTGCTGAGATTATTAATTTTCTACCATCACGTTTTAATGAATTAATACATTCTTTTGTTGTTTGTACAATAGCATCGGTTACAGGATAAGTACATATTACATAAGCTTCTTCTTCAGGTGTAATTTCTGTATTATCTGAAAGATGTTGTTGAATTAGTTTTTTATTTTTTTCTTTATCATTAAAATCTAAATAATTTACACTAGGATAAGAATCAAAATAATTTTGATATACTTCTAAATTATATAATAATTGAGGAATTTGATAGGATAATGCTTCACGAATTACTAAGGGCATAGTTTCTTTATCATGATTGCTTCCTCTAGATGTAAATAAAAATAAATCCATTGATTGATAAAAATTATCTACATCTGTTCTTTCATTCCACCATGTAACATTATCTGGTTTATTTTCCATTAATGGTTTCCAATAATGTTCAAAATTACTTGCTTGATTACCTACACAATGAAATTCATATTCGGGTAACATTCGAGCATATTCAAAAAATTCAGCTTGGTTTTTGCGAGGTGTAAATAATCCAATATGTAAAACATGTTTTTTATTTGGATCTAATCCTAATTTTTGTAGTGCTTTTATTCTATCAGGACGATCAATATATTCAATAGGATATTCAACTAATATTTTAGGAATATTTAAATCTTTATATTGATCAATTTGCCATTGAGATACAAACATAAACATATCTGGGAAGAAGTATTTATTATCTGTATTAAACGAAGAATCATGTGATGTTTCTACAATTTTATAAGGACGATCTGTACGATATACTTGTTCCATTATTTCTCTAGAAAATCCTGCTAATTCAGGAATTTCTTCTAAATGAATAATATCTGGGTGTATTTGGTTAATTAATGATAGAAATTCTGTTTTATCTTCTCCTAAAGTATAAAACCTATCTTTAGGTAATAATGCTTCTAATTTTCTTTTAGTTGTAACTAAAACCCCTCCAGTTACATCAGTCCATTCAACTAAATGAATTTCATATTTATCTTTAAGTAATTCAATTTTTTTAGTTAAATATTGGGGTAAACCTCCTGTTGATAAATGAGGAGCTACACAAAGTAATTTTTTCATTTTTCTATTATCTATATAAATTATAACTTGGGTCTTTTTACTAGATGCAAATTCTAAATCATCTTTAAACCATTGAGTATTATCTACTCCATCTACTGATTCTATATGTAAATTAAAATTATGTTGGTGAAGTAGTTTGTATATTTTTTTAAACGATTCAGTCATTTGCTGATCGTTTAGGTGAAATTCTCCTACAATATAATCTACGTTATTTTTAAGATAATCAATATTTTCTTCAGTAAAGATATTATATTCACCTCCTTCACAATCTAATTTAAGAAAATTAATGTGATCTAGATTATTATATTCAATAATACTTTTAAATGAAATAGTTTTAACTTGTTCCCTTTCGCTACTCCATTCTAAATCTAATATTTCACCATCTTTAGATCCTATAGCATTTTTATGGAGGGTAATTGGAAGACTACTTGCGTTTTTTAAAAGTAAATTATGATAAGAAGAAATAGGTTCTACTGCTACAACTTTTTTTATATTTTTTCCTTTAAGAGTATAAAGAAAAGGACCAATACTTGCTCCTATATCTACAACTACATCCCCTTCTTTTACATTGTTGTATTTTTCGTATTGAGAATTATTAAAAAATTCTCGTTCTAAACATTCTTTAAAATAGGGATCTTTTAGAGGAATATCTCCATAATCAAACATAAATAAAAACTAGTTTTTTAATTGTAACTAAATATAATAACCTATTAATACATATCCAAATTTACTTGTTTTGTTTTAAACGTTCGTTTATTTTTTTAACTTCTTCGGGATCAGTAACTGCTTGAGCAGCTACTAGATCCTCGAGAGAAATTTTTATTATCGGAATACCACTTTCCTCCATTTGTTTTTTAATTTCAGGAGTTATTTTTCTCATATTATAGGTATCCTGGGAATTGGTAATCTGTTCCACTTACATTAATAATTAACCATACATCTGGTGCTCCTAAGAATTCATTTGGTGCACCATTACCATAAATTGTATCTGGAGGACCTACTGGGTTAGCTAATACCCCTCCACCTGCTCTATCAACTCTAAGTGTTGGTGTGCTGAAGAGATGCATTGTATTAGTAGCATTATCTACTGTTACGAAATCCGCTGATTGTACTGTTGTTGAACTAACTGTTCTAACTAGGTAATTTGGTGAATTACTAAACGTACCACCACTAATACCACTAGTACCATTAATACTTGTACCACTTGTACCCGCAACACCTGAACTACCGTTTGTACCATTAGCACCACTAGTCCCATTAGCACCACTAACACCACTAGTTCCAGAAACACCGCTTGAACCACTTGTTCCTGAAGCTCTTGATAAACCACTTGTTCCTGTAGCACCTGAAGTACCTATTGTACCTGAAGAACCTGCTGTACCGCTTGTTCTAGATATTCCTGATTGTCCGTTGTTACCACTTGAACCGCTTGAACCACTTGTACCACTTGTACCAGAAACTCTGCTTAACCCATTAGCTCCGTTGTTACCATTTGAACCTGATGAACCTGATGTACCACTTACACCTGAAGTTCTGTTAGCTCCATTAGCACCTGCAACTCCATTTGAACCTGAAGATCCTGAAGTACCACTTACACCTGAAGTTCTTGAAGCACCATTAGCACCATTGTTACCTGAAGTACCATTTGAACCTGAAGAACCTGAAGTACCTGAACCTCTACTTAATCCACTTGTTCCTGTAGCACCTGAAGTACCAATAGTACCGCTTGAACCTGCTGTACCTGAAGTTCTAGATATACCACTTTGTCCGTTGTTACCTCCTGAACCTGTTGAACCAGATGTACCTGATGTTCCACTTGTTCTTGAGATACCACTTCCACCATTATTACCTGATGTACCGTTTGAACCTGAAGTTCCTGAAGTTCCTGAACCTCTACTTAATCCATTTGTACCTGTATTACCTGAAGTACCATTTGTACCTGATGAACCTGATGTTCTACTTAAACCTGATTGTCCATTTGTTGTACTAGCACCTGATGTACCTGAAGTACCTGAACTACCTGATGTTCTACTTATTGATGAAGCACCATTTGTAGCACTAGCACCTGATGTACCTGATGAACCTGAACTGCCGCTTGTACCTGATGCTCTTGATAAACCATTTCCTCCGTTAACACCGTTTGAACCAGTTGAACCTGAAGTTCCACTTACACCTGATGTTCTATTAGCTCCATTAGCACCGTTTGTACCATTCGAACCTGAACTTCCCGAAGTACCTGAAGCTCTTGATAATCCATTGTTACCTGTATTACCTGAAGTACCATTTGATCCAGATGAACCTGATGTTCCTGATCCTCTAGATAATCCTGAAGTTCCTGTAGCACCTGAAGTACCAATAGTACCGCTTGAACCTGCTGTACCACTTGTTCTAGATATTCCTGATTGTCCGTTGTTACCACTTGAACCTGTTGAACCTGAAGAACCTGCTGTACCTGAAGTTCTTGAAGCACCTGATCCTCCATTGTTACCTGATGAACCATTTGTACCTGAACTGCCGCTTGTACCTGAACCTCTACTTAATCCATTTGTACCTGTGTTACCTGAAGTACCATTTGTACCGCTTGAACCTGAAGTTCTACTTAATCCTGATTGTCCGTTAGTTGTACTAGACCCTGATGTACCTGAAGTACCTGATGAACCTGATGTTTTACTTAATGATGAAGCACCATTTGTAGCACTAGCACCTGTAGTACCTGAAGTACCTGATGAACCACTTGTACCTGAGTTTCCTGAAGTTCTACTTAATCCTGAAGTTCCTGTAGCACCTGATGTACCTATTGTACCTGAACTACCTGCTGTACCACTTGTTCTAGATATACCACTTTGTCCGTTGTTACCACTTGAACCTGTCGAACCTGTTGAACCTGCCGTACCACTTGTTCTACTAATACCTGAAGCACCATTATTACCTGATGAACCATTTGTACCTGATGAACCACTAGTTCCTGAACCTCTACTTAATCCTGAGGTTCCTGTATTACCTGAAGTACCATTTGAACCTGTTGAACCTGCCGTACCACTTGTTCTACTAGCGCCTGAAGCACCGTTATTACCATTTGAACCTGTTGTACCTGATGAACCACTAGAACCTGAAGTTCTACTTATACTACTTGCACCATTTGTTGTACTAGCTCCACTTGTACCTGAAGTTCCTGAAGAACCTGAAGTTCCTGAAGCTCTACTTAATCCACTGGTTCCTGTAGCACCTGAAGTACCTATTGTACCGCTTGAACCTGCTGTACCACTTGTTCTAGATATTCCTGATTGTCCGTTGTTTCCTGCACTACCTGTAGTACCTGAACTACCACTTGAACCTGATGTTCTACTTAATGCAGAAGCACCATTTGTACCGGCGTTACCTGAGCTACCATTTGTACCTGAACTACCGCTTGTACCTGAACCTCTACTTAATCCTGAAGTACCAGTGTTACCTGAAGTACCGTTTGAACCGGATGAACCTGAAGTACCACTTGTTCTACTTAATGCTGAAGCACCATTGTTACCTGTTGAACCACTTGTTCCTGATGAACCGCTTGAACCTGATGTTCTACTTAATGCAGAAGCACCATTTGTACCTGCGTTACCTGAGCTACCATTTGTACCTGAACTACCGCTTGTACCTGATCCTCTAGATAATCCTGAAGTTCCTGTAGCACCTGAAGTACCTATTGTACCGCTTGAACCTGCTGTACCTGATGTTCTACTAATTCCTGATTGTCCGTTATTACCTGAAGAACCTGTACTACCAGTTGATCCACTTGTACCACTTGTTCTACTAGCACCCGAAGCTCCATTAGCACCTGATGAACCACTTGAACCTGTTGTTCCTGATGTAGCGCTTTCACCTGATGTTCCTGCAACTCCATCAATACCTGCAGAACCAGTTGAACCAGTTGTACCTGAAGTATTGCTTTCTCCACTTGTTCCTGCAACTCCATCAGCTCCTTGTGAACCTGATGAACCGCTTGTACCTGAAGTTGTACTTGCACCTGAAGTTCCAGCATTTCCTGAAGTACCTATTGTACCTGAAGAACCTGCTGTACCTGATGTTCTAGATAAACCACTTTGTCCGTTATTTCCTGCTGAACCTGTTGTACCTGAACTACCTGAACTACCACTTGTTCTTGATAATGCTGAAGCACCATTTGTACCTGCATTACCTGATGAACCATTAGTACCTGAACTACCAGAGGTGCCTGAACCTCTACTTAATCCAGAAGTTCCTGTATTACCTGAGGTACCATTTGTACCTGTACTACCTGAAGTACCACTTGTTACACTATTACCGCTTGTTCCTGCATTACCTGAAGAACCTACTGTACCAGTTGATCCACTTGTACCACTTGTATTACTTTCTCCGCTTGTTCCAGCATTACCACTTGAACCTACTGTACCTGTGGAACCTGAAGTACCACTTGTATTTGAATTACCTGATGTACCTGCGTTACCGCTTGTACCTATAGTACCTGAACTACCTGCTGTACCTGAAGTTCTACTTAATCCACTTTGTCCATTATTACCTGAACTACCATTTGAACCTGAACTACCACTTGATCCACTAACTCCTGATTCTCCATCAACACCAGAAACACCTGATGAACCTGAAGAGCCTGTTGTTCCTGAAGTAGCACTGTCACCACTAGTACCAGCAACTCCGTCAGCTCCTGCACTACCATTTGATCCAGTAGTACCACTAGTAGCACTTTCACCACTTGTACCATTTACTCCATCTTCTCCATTTGAACCTGTTGAACCTGAAGTACCTGAAGTAGCACTGTCACCACTTGTACCATCGTTACCACTTGTACCAATTGTACCACTTGAACCTGCTGTACCTGAAGTTCTACTTAATCCACTTTGTCCATTATTACCTGAACTACCTGTGCTACCTGTTGAACCTGCTGTACCACTTGTAGCACTTGCACCTGAAGTTCCAGCATTACCTGAAGAACCTACTGTACCTGTTGAGCCACTTGTACCGCTTGTATTACTTTCACCACTTGTTCCAGCAACACCATCAGCACCTGCAGAACCGTTAGATCCTGTTGTTCCTGAAGTGCTTGAAACACCGCTTGTACCAGCAATTCCATTAGCACCTTGTGAACCATTAGATCCAGTTGTACCTGATGTAGCACTTTCGCCACTTGTTCCTGCGTTTCCACTAGTACCTATTGTACCTGAAGAACCTGCTGTACCTGAAGTTCTTGATAAACCGCTTTGTCCGTTATTACCACTTGAACCTGTACTACCTGTTGAACCTGAAGTACCACTTGTATTTGAATTACCTGATGTACCTGCGTTACCACTTGAACCAACAGTACCTGTTGAACCACTAGTACCGCTTGTAGCAGAAGCACCTGATGTACCATTTTCACCACTTGAACCTGAAGTACCTGTAGAACCAGATGATCCTGAAGTACCACTTGTTGCACTATTACCGCTTGTTCCTGCATTACCTGAAGAACCTACAGTACCAGTTGAACCTGAAGTCCCTGATGTTTTACTTTCACCACTTGTACCTGCATTACCACTTGAACCTACAGTACCTGTACTACCTGAACTACCACTTGTTGCACTAGCTCCTGAAGTACCTGCATTTCCTGAAGTACCTATTGTACCTGAAGAACCTGCTGTACCTGAAGTTCTAGATAAACCACTTTGTCCATTGTTTCCTGATGAACCGGTACTACCTGTTGAACCAGAAGTTCCTGATGTTTTACTTTCACCACTTGTACCAGCAACTCCATCAGCACCTTGTGAACCTGATGAACCTGTTGTACCTGAGGTGTTAGATACTCCTGAAGTACCTGCTACTCCATCAGCACCTGCACTACCATTTGAACCTGTTGTTCCTGATGTAGCGCTTTCACCTGATGTTCCTGCAACTCCATCAGCACCTTGTGAACCGGATGAACCGCTTGTACCTGATGTTTCACTATTTCCTGAAGTTCCAGCATTACCTGAAGTACCTATTGTACCTGAAGAACCTGCTGAACCACTTGTACGGGATAATCCGCTTTGTCCGTTATTACCGCTTGAACCAGTACTACCTGTTGAACCTGAAGTTCCTGATGTTGCACTATCTCCACTAGTTCCAGCATTACCTGAAGAACCTACTGTACCTGTTGAGCCACTTGTACCGCTTGTAGCGCTTTCTCCACTTGTACCTGCTACTCCATCAGCACCTGCAGAACCGTTAGATCCTGTTGTACCTGAAGTACTAGATACTCCTGAAGTACCAGCAACTCCATCTGCACCTTGTGAACCATTAGATCCAGTAGTACCTGATGTGGCGCTTTCACCACTTGTTCCTGCGTTTCCACTAGTACCTATTGTACCTGAAGAACCTGCTGTACCTGAAGTTCTGCTTAAACCGCTTTGTCCGTTATTTCCTGAAGAACCTGTTGAACCTGTTGAACCAGAAGTTCCTGATGTTTTACTTTCTCCGCTTGTACCAGCAACTCCATCAGCACCTTGTGAACCTGATGAACCTGTAGTACCACTTGTAGAACTTACACCACTAGTTCCAGCTACACCATCTTCACCTTGTGAACCTGATGAACCTGTTGTTCCGCTTGTTGCACTTTCTCCTGAAGTACCTGCTACTCCATCAGCTCCTTGTGAACCTGACGAACCTGAAGTTCCTGATGTGTTACTTTCTCCGCTTGTACCTGCATTTCCTGAAGTACCAATTGTACCACTTGAACCGGCTGTACCTGAAGTTCTAGATAATCCTGATTGACCATCATTACCTGATGATCCTGTTGAACCTGTTGAACCAGAAGTTCCTGAAGTAGCACTATTACCACTTGTTCCTGCATTACCTGAAGAACCTACAGTACCAGTTGAACCTGATGTACCACTTGTATTACTTTCTCCGCTTGTACCTGCTACTCCATCAGCTCCTGCACTACCATTTGATCCAGTAGTACCACTAGTAGCACTTTCTCCTGAAGTACCTGCTACTCCATCAACACCTTGTGAACCGGATGAACCTGTTGTTCCTGATGTAGCGCTTTCACCTGAAGTTCCAGCTACACCTGCTGTACCAATTGTACCTGAACTACCCGCTGTACCACTTGTTCTAGATAATCCTGATTGTCCATCATTACCGCTTGAACCTGTACTACCTGTTGAACCTGAAGTTCCTGAAGTAGCACTTTCGCCACTAGTTCCTGCAACTCCATCAGCTCCCTGAGAACCTGATGAACCTGTTGTACCTGAAGTACTTGATATTCCTGAAGTACCCGCTACACCATCTTCTCCATTTGAACCTGAAGAACCTGTTGTACCACTTGTTGTACTTTCTCCTGAGGTACCAGCTACTCCATCAGCTCCTTGTGAACCTGATGAACCACTTGTACCGCTTGTATTACTTTCACCGCTTGTACCAGCTACTCCTGAAGTACCAATAGTACCACTTGAACCTGCTGTACCCGATGTATTACTTAATCCTGATTGTCCTGCATTTCCTGAAGAACCTGTACTACCAGTTGAACCTGAGCTACCACTTGTAGCACTTGCTCCACTAGTTCCTGCATCTCCTGTAGTACCTACTGAACCTGCTGAACCTGACGTTCCTGAAGTAGCGCTTTCACCACTTGTTCCAGCTACACCATCTTCTCCTGCTGAACCATTTGAACCTGTTGTACCAGAGGTACTTGAAATTCCTGAAGTACCAGCAACTCCATCTGCTCCTTGTGAACCTGATGAACCTGTAGTACCACTTGTTGCGCTTTCACCTGAAGTTCCAGCTACACCTGCTGTACCAATTGTACCTGAGCTACCTGCTGAACCACTTGTTTGTGATAAACCACTTTGTCCTGCATTTCCTGAAGAACCTGTACTACCAGTTGAACCAGAAGTACCTGAAGTAGCGCTTTCACCACTTGTTCCTGCTACTCCATCAGCTCCTTGAGAACCTGATGAACCAGTTGTACCTGAAGTACTAGAAACACCGCTTGTGCCAGCAACTCCATCTTCACCTTGTGAACCTGAAGAACCTGTTGTTCCTGAAGTTGAACTTATACCTGAAGTACCAGCGACTCCATCTTCTCCTTGAGAACCTGATGAACCTGATGTACCACTCGTATTACTTTCACCACTTGTTCCAGCATTTCCGCTTGTACCAATAGTACCACTTGAACCTGCTGTACCTGAGGTTCTAGATAAACCACTTTGTCCATCATTTCCTGATGAACCTGTTGAACCTGTTGAACCTGAACTACCACTTGTTGCACTATCTCCTGAAGTACCATTTACACCATCTTCTCCATTTGAACCTGAAGAACCTGTTGTTCCTGATGTTGAGCTTATACCACTAGTACC